TGTTGGTAAATACTACTCTACAACATGGGTACGAAAGAATGTTCTAATGCAGTCCGATGAGGACATTGAAGAATTAGATAAAGAAATCGAGGGTGAAGGTGGAACCGAAGAACCTGAAGATGAAATTTAAATTTGTATAAATAATAAACAAGAGGATATTATGACTGATATTAATGATTTAATCACATCACTAGGTGCAGGCGACAATGTTAAAGCGTCTGATGTGTTTAGTGGATTGATGCAAGACCGAATTAATAGTGCTATGGATGCTCGTAAAATTGAGCTAGGTCAAGGCGCATTTGGTGAAGAAGAACAAGTAGAAATGGACTTTGAGCAATCAGAGCCAGAAATTGGAGAAGAAGATGAAGTCATTCAGCCAGATCAGAGCGACGAGTCTGAGTGAAGCATTAAAGACTCCTAAAGGCGAAAAACAAATAAAGAAATTTAAGGTTGGTAAAAATAAGTACGAAGCCATCATTACTAAAAAAGGTTCTTCCTTTATTGGCTATATAGATGGTGACAAGCTTGATAGTTTTAAAAATGCCAAAGATGCAGAAAAAGCTATAAATGATTTTACTAAGCTTATGGAGAAATAATCGATGAAACTGATTAGTGAATATGTAGAACAGGAACTAAACTATATTACCGAAGCGAAGGCTGACGGTAAGAAAAGCTATGTTATTGAAGGTATCTTCATGCAAGCTGATCAGAAAAATCGGAACGGTCGTGTATATCCTATGGATACTATGAAATCCGCAGTTGATAAATACATGGTTGAACAAGTTTCCAAAGGTAGAGCCGTAGGTGAATTAAATCACCCAGAAGGTCCTACCATTAATTTGGATAAAGTATCTCACAAAATTACTGATCTCCGTTGGGAAGGAAATAATGTTGTGGGTAAAGCACTAATTCTGGATACTCCTATGGGTCAGATTGTAAAAGGTCTGATGGAAGGTGGTGTGCAGCTTGGTGTTTCAAGTCGTGGTATGGGTAGTCTTGCGAATAAAAACGGTGTAAACGTTGTTAATAATGACTTCGTTTTAGCAACGGTTGATATCGTACAAGATCCTTCTGCTCCAGAGGCATTTGTCAATGGAATTATGGAGGGTGTTGATTGGTTTTGGGATAAAGGAATCCTAAAAGCGCAAGAAATTGAACAGTTCGAGACAGAGATAAAAGAAGCAGTGTCTGTAGGGTCGCCAGATCATCAGATGAAAGCTTTTAAAGATTTCCTCTCAAAACTTTAACTCATTAGGAGAATAACCAAAATGTCTGATAAATTAGATGACATCAATGCTGAAGAACTCCAGAATGAATCCGTTGAAAACGTTGAAGTTTCTAGCGAGGACATCCTGGATGAAGCTACGGTTGCACCTGAAGTTGATGGCGAAAAAGCTGCTGATACAGCTGGAGCAGAGATTAAGAAATCTGCACCTGCAAAACAGCCTGAGCCAAAGACAAAAGCAGGTATGATCAATGCTATGTCACTTAAAATGTCGAAGATGAAGAAAGCTGATCTTCAAGCTGCATATAAAGGTATGCATGAAGATACAGAAGCAGAAGAAACAGCAGAAGTAGAAGGTATCTTTGAAGAAGACCTAACTGCACTTGTTGATTCAGAAGCAACTTTGTCTGAGGGATTCCGTGATAAAGCATCAGTAATTTTTGAAGCTGCATTGCAATCAAAACTAAGCGATCATGTCGCAAGGTTGGAAGAGCAATACAGTGAAGAACTTGCTGAACAAACTACTGCAATCCAAGCTGATCTTGTTGAGAAAGTTGATGGCTACCTCAACTACGTTGTAGAACAATGGATGGAAGATAATAAAGTTGCAGTCGAGACCGGTCTACGTACCGAGATCGCCGAAAACTTCATGTCTGCACTTCATGGTGTATTCGTTGAAAATTACATCCAAGTACCTGAAAGCAAAGTTGATCTAGTTGACGAAATGTCTACTAAGATTGATGAGCTAGAAGAAAACTTGAATGCAAAAATTGACGATAATGTAAAGCTTACCGAATCAGTAAATAAACTGGCTCGTGAAGCAATTATCCGTGAATCATCTACTGGTCTTTCAGAAGCACAAGCTGAAAAGCTTAAGTCGCTTGTTGAAGATACTGATTTCGATGATGCTGAATCTTTCAAAGCGAAAGTATCAACAATCAAAGAATCATATTTTAAAGAAGCAAAAACTGAAGTTATCGCAGAGGATACAGCGATTGTAGAAGAAACATCTACATCTCCACGTATGGCTGCGTATCTTAAAGCACTTAGCAACAAATAACACACTTAAGGAGAACATAAAATGTTCAAGAATCAAAACTTGATGGAAAAATGGGGTCCAGTATTGGAAGCCTCTGAAGCTCCATCTTTTGCGGACTCACACCGTAAAAACGTAACTGCAGCTCTTTTAGAGAACACTGAAAAAGCCCTTGCTGAAGAGCGTGGACACCAGTCTTTCTCTTTGACAGAAGCTGCACCTGCTAACGCAACAGGCGCAAGCATTGACAACTGGGATCCAATCTTGATCTCTTTGGTTCGTCGCGCAATGCCAAACTTGATTGCATATGACATCGCTGGTGTTCAGCCAATGTCTGGTCCAACTGGTCTGATCTTCGCTATGAAGTCAAACTACACAAGCCAAACTGGTACAGAAGCACTACACTCTGAAGCAGATACATCTTTCTCTGGTATCGGTTCAGGTGACTTGAATGGTGGTTCTAGCGATCCATTCGCAGGTGACTTGGCTACTGGCGTAGATGCTGCTGATACAGATACTGTAGATGAGTATGCACCAGGTACTGGTATGTCTACAGCAGCCGCTGAAGCCCTAGGCGATGCAGCTAATAACTCTTTCAACGAAATGGCGTTCTCAATCGAAAAAGCTACAGTGACTGCAAAATCACGTGCTTTGAAAGCTGAGTACACTATGGAGCTTGCACAAGACCTTAAAGCTGTACACGGCCTAGACGCTGAATCAGAACTAGCTAACATCTTGTCTGCAGAAATTCTTGCAGAAATCAACCGTGAAGTTGTTCGCACAGTTAACCTGAAAGCGAAACTTGGTTGTCAACAATCTGATCTAGCTAATGCTGGTGAATTTGACCTAGACGTTGATGCAGATGGCCGTTGGTCAGCTGAGAAGTACAAAGGACTACTTGTACAAATCATGCGTGAAGCTAATGCAATTGCTAAAGACACACGTCGCGGCAAAGGTAACTTCATGATCGTATCTTCTGACGTAGCTGCTGCATTGTCTGCAACAGGTATGCTTGACTATACTCCTGCTCTTGCTGGTAATGCTGGTTTGAACATTGATGACACAGGTACTACTTTTGCTGGTACTTTGTCAGGTGGTATTAAAGTATACATCGATCCATATGCAACTGTTAACTATGTAAACATTGGTTACAAAGGTACATCTGCATACGACGCTGGCTTGTTCTATTGCCCATATGTACCATTGACTATGGTTCGTGCGGTTGGTGAAAACACCTTCCAGCCAAAAATTGGCTTTAAGACTCGTTACGGTATGGTTGCTAACCCATTTGTTGGATCTTCTGCATCTAGCAATGCTGGTGCTAACCGCCAAAACAACTACTACCGCATCTTCAAGGTATCAAACATCCTTGGTTCTGCATAATCTCTCTGAGATTATAAACTTTAAGGCAGCCTACGGGCTGCCTTTTTTTATGCCTTATAAATAAAGCTATAATCTTAGCATTGGGGTTTAAATATGCCATACGAAAAATCAGTCAACTTTAACGTTGAACAAACACATACAGTAAACGAAACATTATCATTTGCGAATGGTATTTCGTTCCGTCTTGCTATGGATAAACTAAAATTCCCTAATGTGGAATATACTATTCAGACTTTAGCATTACCTGATATGTCTATTACTGGTGCTATATTTAATACACCAACAAGAAATATCACAGCTCCGCCAGATAAAGTAGAATATGGTTCATTTGAACTTACCTTTCTTGTTGACGAGTATCTAAAGAACTATATTGAAATCCATGATTGGATGTTTGGTATGGTATCTGAAAATGATAACACAAAGACTGCTAAGAAAACACGTGATCTAACATTACAAGTATTAACAAGTCACAATAATGTTGCTAAAGAAATTGTGTTTGTTGATGCATATCCAACAAATCTTAGCTCACTACCATTTGATACTACTATTACTGACACAAACTACCTACTTGCAAATGTGAGCTTTGCTTACAGTTATTTT